AGCCGAGAATTGAGGATCGGATGCCCATCAGAAGCGCACAAAGAGGTTGTGGGGATTGCCGAGGCCATTGGCCTGCAGCTGCGCGGCCTGTTCGCGCTTCACGCTGGCCTTCAGACTAGATTCCAGCGCCAGCAGGTCGGTCATTTCCATCTTCTTCAGCCGACGGCTGCCGATGGTGTATTCGGCAACGGCACCGCCCGAGATGATTGCGCGGATCGCCGCCTGCACCGCGTCGAGATCTTTCTGCGCCTGGCTGCGGTTGTCGACCGCCGCCGGCGTTCCGACATAGGCTAGGTTGGCGTCGATCTGAAACTGGCCGCTGCCCAGCGTGACTGTCTCGCCCGCCTTGGTGGCCACCGCCTGCCAGTAGCCGGTGTCGTCCGCGTGGAAGCCCTCAGTCGTCGCAGCCGTGAGGCTGAACTCCCAGCCCTGGCCATAGGCCGTGCCCACCGCCGTGGCGCCGTGGTTGTTGCGGTTGAAGCGGAAGTAGTAGGTCAGTGTCCAACCGGCCTGGCTGCTGATCGGATTGCCAAACACGTCTGTGCTGGCCTCGTCCCGCCACTTGACGGTATCGCCTTCAGTAATCCGCGCAGGAAAGTTCACGGCCTCACCAGCTGTTGACGAACGCCGACGCCGCGGCTCCCCCTGATCTTAGGCGCGGCTTGCGTGGCTCAGCATCTCCATTCTGCAGGCGCTTCTCCAGCTGGTCCCAGATCGTTCTCCGGTCGTACCGCTGGTACATCAGATTTAACGCCGCATAGGCATAGACCAGGCAGTCCAGCGCCTCGTTCCGTGCGCTCGGTTTCTTCACCCACTCGCGCACCGGGAAGCCGCCGCGGTTGTAGCGCAGCACCTGCTTCTCCGCCGTCAGCTGCTCGAAATACTCAGCCGTCGCATCCATGTGGAAGTGCAGGTAGCCGGCGCCCTTGTCGTTGTGCCGCAGCCGCCCGAACAGCGTGGTCTTCACCGTGTCGCTGCCCACCGGATAGACCAGCGCCGAACGCTTGAGCGTCTTGCCCTTGTAGTTCACGTCCACCTTGCTGGCCTTGCCGATGGGCGGTTTGCCCGACTGGCTTTGACCCTTGATCGCCACCACGCCCTGCCGCGCACGCTCGCGCGCGTAGGCATAAGTCTCGCTGGTGAAGTGGCCGCCCGAGTCGATGGCCACCACATCTGGCCGCAGCTTTGCGCCGGTGCCGTGCTGCCACTCGCGCAGCACCACCTCGTCCAGCTGCTTCCACAGCTCCGGCCGCGAGGGGTCGCCGTAGATCTCTTGGTGGTAGACCAGCCAGCCTTCCTCCTCGCGCCCCCACGCCCACACCGAGATCGCGAAACGATTGTCCTGCACGTCGACGCCCACGGTCAGCGCCAGCGCTGCATCCGGCAGCACCTGCGGGTCGTAGTGCTCGCACCGCTCCATCAAGCCCTCGGCGCTCACCTTGCTGGCGTAGTCCTCCTCCCACGTCTCGCCCAGCACGGTGTTGACCCAGGTCTTCAGCCGTGGCGCATCGCCCTTGGCGCGCAGGAAGTCCTCGACCACCTCCTCCCAAGACTTCCACCCGAGCGGGCTGTAAAGCGAGGAGATGTGGAAGCCCGCCGTCTTGCCATCGCCCGGTGCCGTCGCGCGCCACTCGCCAGCTGTCAGCATCCGCGTCTTGTGGCTTTCTGAGAACCGTTCGCAACAAGCCTCGCACTCGTACTGCACCGTGCTCGGATCGTTGTCTTGGTACTTGAGCTGCTTCCACTGCAACCATTGCATCTCGCCGCAGCAGGGGCACGGCACAAAAAACCGCCGCTGATCGCTCAGCAGGTACTCGGCCTCAATGCGGCTGAAGTCCTTCACCGTGGGCGTCGAGGTCATGAAGATCTTGCGCCGGCTGAACGTGGTGCTCCGCCGTTCCGCCAGCGTCACCGGGTCGCCCTCGCCATCCACATCGCTCGGAAACGCATCCACCTCGTCGAGGAAGATGTACCGACAAGGCGTCGAGCGCAGACCCGTCGCGCTGTTCGCACCCGTCAGGATCATCATCCCGCCGGGAAACTCCTTGCTGAACATCGTGTTGCCCGAGTCCCGGCTGCGCGCAGGCGCGATCTTCTCCGCGAGCACCGGCGTCTCCGTGATCAAGCTCTCCAGCCGCTGCTTGCTCAGGCGCTTCGCCATGTCCACGGTTGGCTGCACCATCAACATCGGTCCAGGCGCGTGGTCGATCACATAGCCCAGCCAGTTGGCGCCGCCCTCCGTCTTGCCCAGCTGCGCACCAGCCATCAGCACCACCCGCTGCACCGGGCTGGTGATGCTCAGGCAGTCCATTACGTCCTTGAGGTAAGGCGTCCTGTCGGTCCGCCACGGTCCAGGCTCCGCGCTGGCCTTGCCCGACAGCACCCGGTGCGCATCCGCCCACTCGCTCACCGTCAGATCCGCCTCGAACCGCAGCGCCTCCCGGCAGACCTGCAGCAGATCGTCAATCGCTGATGGCACTGCCCAAGCCCTCCAAGGCTTGCCCGATCTCCTTCAGCAGCATCGCGTGGATCTTCGCCTGGTCGGTCTCGGCCGCCACGATAGGCTCCACCCGGTCAGGGATGGTGCGCAGGCTGTCGCGCACCGCCATGTGCAGCTTGGCCAATCGCATCTTCAGCTCGGCCTTGTCCACCAGCCGCCCGCTGCGCTGGTCGTACTCCAGCCGCGTCAGCCGCGCCGCATACGCCTCACGGATTGCCCGCGACTGCGCAAACGACGGGATCGCCGCCGCCTGGTTCTGCTGCTGCACCAGCGACTGGTCAATAGCCGGTGCTCCACCACGCCCCCCGCGGTCCGGTGCCTTGGCCGCAGCCACCTGCCGGTCCAGCTCCTGCGCATCCGCCACCATCCACCGGCGGCCTTCCTTGCGCAGTGCATCGCTGGTGAACCGGCCTTGGCCAGCCCACTTGCTCAGCTGCGTGTACTCGACCTTGCGGTCCTCGGCGTACTGCAGCAGGTTCATGCAGCGTCCTCAGGGAACAGCTCACCCGTCGCCTCCAGCGTGGCGCGCTTGCCCGTGAACGCCTGCCACCGCTTCACGATCACGTCCACATAGACCGGGTTTAGCTCCATCGCGTAGCAGACACGGCCAGCAGCTTCAGCCCCGATCAGCGTGCTGCCGCTGCCACCAAACGGTTCGACGCACAGGCCACCACTGGGCAGGCTCGACTTCATCACCCGCTCCATCATCGCCACCGGCTTAGGTGTCGCATGACCGTGCCGCTCCTCGCCCGTCACCCGCGAGAACTCCCACACGTCGCGCATCACGTCGTGCGCGTTGTCGAAGTAGCTGCGGGCTTCTTGGATCTTCTGCGTTGGGATGCTTTTCACCTTGTCCCACGCCGCCTTCAGCTGGCGCCAAGGCCGAAGGAAACGGCCTGAATAGGTGGCCTGCAAAGTGGCGTAATGCTTCTCGGGTATCAGCGTGAATTGCGAAGTTGTAAACCAGTGGCTAAACATTTGCACGCCACAAACGTCCTTGATGTCTTGCGGCGTGATCTTGGCGGCAGCTGCTTCGTCAGCAAGGTAAAGCCGAACAGTGTCCCACTCTTGTGGATAGCCGTCTTGATTGACGTTCCCGCGGAACTGCTGCCCAAGCGCGAAGAACAAGCAATGCTCGCTGGCAATCGGAAACTGCGTCAGATCCGGTGACGCCATCCCAGGGATCGCCTTCTTGTCCCACACGATCTGGTTTCGCAGCTCCATCGTCTCGCTGCTGCCAAGCCCTGCCTTGTACCAAAGCCGCCACAGCTCCGGTGCGTTGCCCCAGATGTAGGCGCTGGCGTTGTCCACCAAGAACGGCCGGAAGGTTGCCCACCACTCCATCTGGAAGGCGTCGAGGTCGTCGTTGTAGAGGTTGTCATTGGCCACGCCGTCCGACGCCTTGCCCATCCCGTAAGGCGGATCCGCGTGCATCAGCTGCGCCTTCTTGCCATCCATCAAACGCTCCACGTCAGTGATGGCGGTCGAGTCACCGCACATCACCCGGTGCTTTCCCAGCAGCCACACGTCCCCCGGTTTGCTGACGGGATCGGCCGGCAGCTCGGGCACCGCGTCAGCGTCGCCCAACTCCTCGGGCGCCAACTCCTCCACCTCGGGCAGCAGGTCCGCCAGCTCGTCATCGCTGAAGCCGATCAGGCTCAGGTCGAAGTCCTGCTCCGCCAGGTCCTGCAGCTCCGCCCGCAGCAGGTCGGTGTCCCACCCAGCGTTCAGCGCCAGCTGGTTGTCCGCGAGGATGTACGCCTTGCGCTGCCGCTCACTCAGGTGGTCGAGCACCACCACCGGCACCGTCTTCAGCCCCAGCTCCGACGCAGCCATCAATCGGCCGTGCCCGGCGATGATCCCGTCGTGGCTGTCGACCAGCACCGGGTTGGTGAACCCGAACTCCACAATCTCAGTAGGGCGGTTTGATTTTTCTGACGCTAGCGGAAAGCCGGGCGCGCGAATTACC